TATTCCACTGTGCCATCAGTCACCCCAACTCATTCTTTCAGGTTGATACCTTTGTGCTCTCTTAATATTTAACGACTTTTCTGTGGAGGGATAAATCTGATGAATAATTGCTCCAGGATACTCTCCTTGAATTTGTTCTGCAAGTTCATTCTTGGAAAGCATTGCACCTTCTACTTCTAAACGGTAAAGTTTACCCTCCCACATAACATCAGCAAAGAAAGATTCTTGTGCTTGTTCTGGTTGAGAACCCCCAACATTGAGGGTTCCATTAAAGTCACCATTGATGGTGATACTTTCCGATAGAAACTCTTTGAATGATTTCATATCAGCAGTTCCAGGCTCGTAATGATTTATTTATCCTGCTGTTGGGATCGTTAGCAGTTTTTTTAGAAGTGAGTTTCTTCTTCATACCTTTCATTCTAGCACAGAAACTTGATCTACGCTTGTTTCCAACTTTTTTTGAAGGTGCCTTGAGATCTGATCCAGGATTCTCACGCTCATAAGACTTGCGTCCCTTTTCATTCAGTCCACCAGACTTATTCTTTCCTTCTTTACGAGTCCATGCAGCACTTTCATCCACTTCTGAGATTTCATTTCTCCAATTGGATGCCTTCAGTGGTTTTGGTTTAATGATGTCAACGGTTTCAAACTCAAGAGGTTTGTAATCAGCAAGATCTTGAATAAGAAGATGGGACTCACTGATCTTAGGATTCACTTCGATCTTATTCTTACCACGCATGATGTCTATAATTTTATCCACCTTTTCCTTCTTCTTACTCTCTACCTCCTGAATAAATTCTTCTCTCATTTTAACTCCCGCTGCTCTTTGTTCTGCTCTCTTCTTTTTGAACGCTGCAATTCTCTCCGCCTTAGATGCATAATCATCAGAACTAGTAGTTTGTGCTCTCTTTGCAGCGCGTAAATTATTTGCTTTATCAACTGCTCTAGTCAAACTACCGGCACCTCCTCCTGTTGGAGTTGAACTAGATGATCCACCACTACCTTGTCTGATTGTATATCGCTTCCCAACATAAGTTCCTTTTTCACTAGCAGCAGGTAATGCTTTTCTTTCTGGTGCTGATTTAGCAGCAGGTAATGCTTTTTGTGATCTTCCAGGTGGAAGTGCATTCTGACTTCTAGCAGCAGGTAATGCTTTTCTTTCTGGTGCTGATTTAGCAGCAGGTAATGCTTTTTGTTGCACTACAGGTGCTTTAGTTTGCCTCCCTTTGTCTTGCATTCCCTTTTCTTGTCTTGCTCTTCTTTCTTCTCCCGCCTTTTTAATTGATTGCGCTCTTTGTCTAATACCTTTTTCTCTTGCCTTTGTAACTCTATCCTGAGACTTTTGAAGTTTATCCTGCTTCTCTGCAGCACCTGGTCTTCTTAATCCAAGTCTAGATCCAAGTCTTCTACTTACTCCAGACTCAACATCATCCTTTCTTTGCTTCGCTGCCATCTTGAGCGCACCAGGTGCCGCAGCAACTGACTGTGCAGTTCCAAGAGCAGTTCTTCCTGCAACTCTTGCAACACCTGCACCAACCTGTCCAAGGTTGTCCATCATCTTACGGGTGGCAGTTCCGTCACCCATTTCCTTATCAATCTTCTGAATATTACGAACACCAGAAGTCTTGAGACCCTTCATGGTCTCTTTTGCTCTATCTACACGCTTTTGTCTAATTTGTTTTAATCTTGCCTGCTTGGCATCTTCTGCTTTACTTTTTGCTTTTTGTGCTCTCCTATCTCTATCTTCTTGATCTCTCTGCTTTCTCAGAGTTATTTTATCTTTTTGTACTTGAACTTCTCGATCCTTTCTGTCTAATTCTTGCTGTCTTTGATTACTTTTCCTATCCTTTCTAGAATTCTTACCAGTAATATCGTCCAGAGCATCAGTGCCCCTTTCGCTTATAGATGGTTCTTCAGTTAGGCTTTTTTTTTACCGATTGCTTTACCAATCGCTTTACGACGCTTATGAAGATACTTGTCAGAAGAATCTACATCACCATCGTTATCGATGTCAGCATCTTCCTGACCCACTGGGTCAAGTTTCTTTTCTTCAAGACTCTGGTTAAACTCTTTCCAAGACTTCATTATCGCCAAAAATGTTGTTCCTATGATTTATTTATACGCTTTCCCACCTTTAACAACATAACGCTTGTTGACACCTAAAGCACCAGGAGTCATCATCGAAACATACTTGAACAAACCTTTTGTCCCAACCAAAGTATTTGGATGCTTCTTATCACGCATCAATTTATCCATCTTAACCTCAGTGTATTCTTTGATATCACGCAACCAAGACTTGAACATCAGTCCATTTTCTGTGACACAAATGATATGATTAGTTCCACGCCTAGTAATCTTACCAACCAAACCTGTATTGAGATTTTCTACAACATCACCAATATTAAAAATCTCACCCTGACGATATGATTCACGCAGAGATTCTTGATCAAACTTAGGAGCAATCTCCCATAGTTCAACATCCTCTTTGATCTTCATCGCTTTACGAACTGAATTATACATTTCTTTCTTTTGAATGACATTCATCCGATTGGGAACACCACGAGCAAATGCATTGAAGTCTCCTTTTGCAGCGTGAGACCTCAGTTTAGATGCAGACATTCCAGACACATCATCAGCATCAGGGTCACGAGTTCCACCAGAGAGAACCATAATATTCTCAAACTCATACATCTCAGAACCATTGTACTTCTGAGCGAGTCCTTGAAATTCTGCCAGACGATCTTGACCTACCATAATGGTAGCATTTTTATATCCAGCATTGTATGCAGTAGTCAATACATCAAAGATAGTCTTTGATCCTGCATCATCAATAATACTCTCCTCATAATCGGGGAACATTTTTTTCATGTAACCAATTTTTGCGCCAGGATCCAATGGATTCTTCTTAGAATCCTGAGTTCTGCTTGGATAAATTGCCAACTCATATCCACTTCGTTTTGCTTCTGAAGATGCTGCTCTCAGAAGTTTTTCATGCCCAACAGTAGGGGGATTAAAACGACCAAAGACCACAACAACACCAGATGCTGCCTCTTGCTTTGGAGTTTCCTGTGCAGGAGTTTGCTTCTTAGCAGGTTTTTGAGTTTTTGCTTTTGGAGTTTCTTCTTCGTCTTTCTTTGGAGCACCACCCTGCCCAAAGATCTTCAACTTACCCCCAACAGTTTTGGCGATAAGTTTTCCTTGTTTATCATACCAATCACCATGCCCATCACCAGACAATCCCATACGCTTTGCTTGAGCAGAAGCGGAAGTTTCTACAGCTTCGGTAACGAACTGCTTGAAATTTTTCATAATTTTTTATAGTGGTTTGCTTTTATACCAATATACTTTATTTATCCCACTGCTTTTGTACAGTGAAATTGGCATGTGAAAACTCTCGACGATTGACAAGTTTATAGGTGCCAAACTTGTTCGTCATCACAAATCCCTCATGTGTCGTTGGTTCACCCATGATAGCACACTCGACTGACTCTGCAGATTCAATGCCTTCCATAATCAGTTCTTTGATATGAATCATAAGTTTATAAAGTGATGTGCGAAGAATTCCCATACCAGCAGAGGAAATATCTCTCTGTTCTCGAATGCATCGATTGACTTCGATCTTTAGTTGCTTTCCTTTTTGTTCTGAAGAAAACCGAATGAGATTTGCAGTAGCACTAGCGAGACGGATAAAGTAGTCGATCCTTTTACGGCGAGAGGTGATGGTCGCATCAGTCTTTACATACTTGACTTTATTATCTAGTGACCAAGCATCATAATCACAATTAAAATCTGCAACCATCTCAGACATTTTAGTTCCAGTATAGTTGGTATGAATTGCAACTACAATAGACTCTTTGATCTCTTGATCGAACTTGTATGTAATAGTATTCGGAGTTAGTGTATCCGTCCCACCAAATCCCAAGAAGTCTCCTTGCCAAACACCACACTTGTCAGGAAGACACTCTAGACAAGTATGCAGGATACTTGCAACCTTTTCATTGTCACCATGATTCGTTTCAATATCATGGTGAGTGTAGTTGATTTTGATCTTGCGTTTGTTGAAGACTGACTTCGTTCCAACAAAACGCTTGTGGTTCTCAGGATTGTGTCCAAACACAATAGCAGGAGCACCATCCCACTTGACAGAAATCTTAGATTCTTGCTCTCGGAAGAAATCGAGAACCTGCAAAAAAGCATCCCGACTTTCCAGAACGGAATCCTCAGGATGCTCAAGGTGTGTGTTTTTCATAATTAATAGATACGGAAAGTCAGGGATTCGAACCCTGGGAGGTGTGACCCTCGCTGGTTTTCAAGACCAGTGCCATAAACCACTCGACCAACTTTCCAAGTGACCTAGTAATTATACCAGATCACAAGGAACCTGTCAACTCAGTCAAAACGAGATGTGTGCTTTGCCATCGCAGCGTCGTCACGCTGTTGCTTGGTAGTCTTACCATACTTCTTCAGACGGTCAGTGTACGTCTGAACTTGACGGTTATGCTTCTCTGCAGAAGTCTCCTTAGTACCCTTCACTTTCTTTTCAGTACGCTTAGCACCAGGGAAGTTTTGCTTATGTGACTTGTACTCAGGAGTCTTAGTAATGTCAAGTTTCTTACCAGTCTTCTTCTCGTGTGCATCGAGAACTTTCTGACGATCCTTGACCTTTGCCAGAGATGTTTGTGCATCTTCCGCTCTGCCTTCAGTCACTTCGGTTTCCTCGTTTGCCTTTACACAACGATTATAGGTCTTACCGAAGAGTTTTTGAGTTCCTGTTTTCTTGTAACCTTTCCAGCACTTCTTGCCTGCCTCATCCAGGATTGATCTTACGATCTCCTCAGTCATCTTATCCTTAGTTTTCTTAAGGATTCGTTGCTTGGCATCGTATGCTGCCTTGTTAGGACCGTCCTGTGCCATGTGACCTTCGCGTTTGGCGCTCAGTCTAGCAACTAATTCCGCTGGTGCGCGTCTCTTGTCAACTTCCTCTTTATTAAACTTCTTATCAGTCTTCAATCTTGCAGCAGCAACTTT